TATGAACATATCAGTATGCTAATCAGTAAGATCAAAAGATTTAACCGAGAAACCAACACCATAACATTTCTTGTAGCTCACCCAACCAAGCAGATCAGAAATGCAGAGGGTAAGTTTGAAGTCAAGAGTGCCTATGATATCAGTGGTGGAGCAATGTTTAACAATAAAGGAGATACTATAGCCATTGTTACAAGAGATTTTGAGAACCATGTAACACAAGTCAGGATATGTAAGGTCAGAGAAGATACCATACAAGGCTCTATTGGTGAGTGTACCCTGAGATTCAACCCACAAACTAGATGCTATGAAGATACAGGGTTTGTATATTAGCAAATACTAGTGTAAATAATTGTGAATATATGTTGACCCAGTATGGGTATATGTTAATATGTATACATAGGTTAATAAAACGATCTATAAATTTAACGAAAAAACGAGGAAAACATGAAAAAATTTAACGAAAGAAATCATACTCCAGAATATTTGAAAGAAATAATTTCAGAAAAAGTGGAAATTATTGATTATCTTATAAAAAAAGACAAAGAACTATTGGATTTCAGAAATCAAATTAAAGATTCGATTGAACGTAACGTAGCAAGAGATTTGAATGATGATGAGATTCTTATGGCAGTAGAAAAAATAACTTTTGATAGAGCATTAGCAGAAGATCAGAAAATTGAAGATGGTGATATATCATTAGAAGACTGGAGAGAAAAACAGAATAAGTTATTCAGAATAGGAGTTAATCCCTATAAAATAAAATAAAACTAAGCAAACAAGTGTGGGTGTCACTCAAACCACCCAAAACAAAAAATTAACGAGAAACGAGAGGATAAAAATATGTTTGGAAATAGGAAAGAGCTAAACTGGGAAAAGGTAGATAAAGAAGTTAGTGATGAGCTTTATGTTCTTTTAAAAGAAGAAATCAGAACTACTTTAGATAAAGAAACTACTGATTGGATTGATGAACACAGCAACAGAAAAATGAAAATATTTATTCATGGTAATGTTGATAGAAAATACAAAACATATGCTCAAAACTTACTTATTGCAAGAGAAAGAGCAGGGTTTGATGATTTAGTTTGTAAGTATCAATAAAATCAATTCTCCCTAAGAAGAAGAGTAGCCAAATGGTTGCTCTTTTTTTTTATTTACTGTATAAAAAGGATATATGCCTAAAATAGTAAACAAAGATGCAGAAAAGTCAGATATGGTAACTATGTTATCAGGTCTTGGCATAACTCATGAGCAGATATGTTCTGTACTCAAGATCAGTAAACCTACCCTGTATAAATACTATCAAGATGAGCTTAACACTGGTAAGGCAGAGGCTAATACTAAGGTTGCTCAAAATCTATTTAGAATGGCTACTGGTGAGGGTAGAGAGGCAGTAACAGCAAGTATATTTTGGCTAAAGACTCAGGCTAACTGGAAAGAAACGCAGACCATAGAGGTTAAAGATGCTACAGAAGAAAACCAACGATTCAAAGAATTGGCACAGAGAATTCGAGACCATAGGCTCTCAGAATCAGATAGCACTGAACTTACTCATTGAATGGTGGGATAAAGCAAGAGATAAACAAATTATCTCAAAAGACCCTAAGTACAATATACATCTAATTATTGCTGGTAGAGGATTTGGCAAGACTCTCAGTGGCAGTTATGACCTTATAGAATACTGTTTACTAAACGCTGGTGTAACTACAGCAGTAGTAGCGCCTACCTATGGAGATTTAAAACGAGTAGTCTTTGCAGGTGAATCAGGATTAATAAAGATTATTCCACCTGAACTCTTATCAGATAAAGGCTACAACAAGTCAGACAGCACCATAACCTTTTACAATGGCTCAACGATTGTTGGCGTTCCTGCTGAGTCCTATGATCGACTTAGAGGACTAAACATCTCAAGAGCATGGTGTGATGAGTTAGCATCTTGGAATTACAGAGAGGCGTTTGATAACTTAATCATGGCACTCAGGATAGGAGATAATCCTAAGTGTATAATAACTACTACACCAAGACCTATACCACTCATTAGAGAACTTGCAAAAAGAGATGATGTTGAGGTCATTAGAGGCTCTACCTTTGAGAATGTAGACAACTTAGCGCAGTCAACTGTTCAGATGTTCAAAGAAAGATATGAGGGTACTCGTATTGGCAGACAGGAAATCTATGGTGAGATTCTTGAAGATGTAGAGGGTGCGCTGTTTAATTATAAAGATATAGAACAGGCAAGGCTAAACTCCCACCCAACACTACAGAGAATAGTAGTTGCGATTGACCCTGCTGTGACCAGCAACAAAGACTCAGATGAAACTGGAATAATAGTTGCAGGTAGAGATGAGAATAATCATTTCTATATTCTTAATGATTCTAGTCAGATATCCAGTCCTGATATATGGGTCAAAACAGCTATAGATTTGTATAAAAGATATGAATGTGACAGAATTGTAGCAGAGGTTAATAATGGTGGTGATCTAATTGAAAGACTTTTGCGTACACAAGATGAAACAATACCCTACACAAGCGTTAGAGCAAGTAGAGGCAAGATGGTTAGAGCAGAACCAATATCAGCACTCTATGAACAGGGTCGAGTGCATCATATGAATGTATTTAAAGAATTAGAAGAACAGATGTGCCAATTCACAGGTATTAGTGTAAAATCACAACATGATGACAGAATTGATGCTTTAGTTTGGGCGTTATCATCTTTACAGAATAGTGGTAAAGCAGTATTTAGAATTAGTTGAGGACTACATGGGATTATTTGATATTTTTAAAAAACAAAAACAAAATATGAGCAAAAAAAATGCTCCAAAAATAATGATTAACAAGTTAGATGCCTATGCAGGTAAGACTAACAAGACATACAAGTCTTATGCTAAAGAGGGATATCAAGACAATGCTATAGTACACAGATGCGTAAAACTAATAGCAGATTCATCAAGTGCTGTTAAGTTATGCGTATATCAAGGTGATGAGAAGTTAGAATCTCATGAGCTATTATCTTTATTAGAAAGACCCAACCCTCTACAAAGTGGAGTAGAATACTTTGCATCTTTGTATTCATATCTATTAATCTCAGGAAACTCTTATTTACTTAGAGATTCTGAAAACTTTACACCACCAAAAGAATTATATCTATTAAGACCTGATCGTATGGAGATTAAGGCTAGTAACAGCATTATACCTGCTCAATACGATTATATTATCAATGGAATGGTTACTAACTCATATCCAGTAGACCAAACAACAGGTCAATCACAAGTAAAACAAATTAAACTATGGTCGCCATTAGATGATTACTATGGATTATCTCCTTTAATGGCTAGTGCTTACAATGTAGATCAGCACAACTTAGCTGGACTGCACAATGTAGCGTTACTTAAAAATGGTTGTACGCCTAGTGGTATGTTGAAGTTTGAGCCAACAGATGAAACTGGAGCTAGTGCATCACTAACAGATGACCAACGAGCAAGACTATTAGAGGACTTAGAATTTAGATTTCAAGGCTCTCATAACTCAGGCAGACCTATGTTGTTAGAGGGTAACTTTGAATACAAGCAACTAGGACTAAATCCTAAAGATATGGACTTCTTAGAACTGCTAAACCTATCTGCAAGAGAGATAGCATTGGCGTTTGGCGTTCCAGCTCAGATGCTTGGAATACCTGAAGCTAATACATACAGCAACATGGAAACAGCTAAACTAGGTATGTATGAAGAAACTATTATACCTTTGCTCACAAGAGTAGAGTCTGATCTAAATGAGTTCTTAACACCTCTATACAACGAGGATATTTATATTAAGTATGATATAGACAGTATTCCTGCTATGGCAGAAAAGACCAAACAAGTGTATTTAGATGTAAGTCAGGCAGTAACAGCAGGTATTATCACTAGAAACGAGGCTAGAGCAAAACTAGGACTAGAACCTATTGATGGCGCTGATGAGTTATATATACCATCTAATCTATTCCCAATAGGTGAGAAAGATGATGATACTCCAATGGAAGATGATGATAACGAGAAACTTTATGATCTAGCCTATGGAACTAAAGCAAGAGTAGATGTTGACACTTTTACCACAGAAGAAGAGGCAGAAGAAAGAGCAGAAGAGATAGGTTGTGAGGGTATACATTCCCACGACCAAGATGGTCAAACAGTTTATATGCCTTGCAAGACTCACAGAGAATATGAGTCATTACTAGCAGATGGGAAAGCATTAAGTGATATTGATACAAAACCAACTGATAGCATGGCATCAGAGGCTCAGAGAGGCTTAAATTGGCGTAAAGAATTTAATAGAGGTGGAACTGCTGTAGGTGTTGCACGAGCTAATCAACTGGTCAATAAGGAATCCTTATCAGTAGATACTGTTTTAAGAATGTATAGTTTCTTTTCAAGACATGAAGTCGATAAACAAGGACAAGGGTTTAATCAAGGAGAGAAAGGTTATCCATCAGCAGGTAGAATCGCATG